GACCGTAATCGTGGTGCTAATCGTGGTGATTTATATTCTAAGTTAACTGTTCTATGGCCTGCTTTCGAACAAGCCGTTCCTCGTGGTAGTCAAGGCTACTGGTGGGGTGACTTGCTTTGGGCTGGCAAGCTACAGCCAACAAACGGTGTGTACATGTTCAAGCCTAACACAGTGACATATTCTGTTGCCGTGAACTCACAACTGGGCCAGCGCATAGGGCACAGCGTGGGCGGTATTGTAGTGCACCAATACTTCCCTGATGTTGACCAAGATCCTGTTGTTATACAAAATCTAAACGGATTGAATACTGATGGTCTAATGACCATCATGACGCCTAATATGCAGGATCAAGTTAACTTGAAAAGCCCTGTATCAGCTATACAGCAAGTGTCAGGAATGATCCGCAAGAACGCAGACATTATCAACGACTTATTCCACAGTGATTTACTTGCGGCAGCTAAGATTAGCAATCTAGGCGCATTGATGAAGACATATGTCAATGCCCGAGTTAAAGGATTTCAAGGTGATTTCCCCACATGGCTTAAGAGTAATGTTACAGCCAACAAGCTGGAGAACTTAATTGGACCTGGTGGCGCAATAACTGTGCAAGGTCCGGCAGTAGCGGCAGTGTTTGACATCTTTAAGGGCATCGTAATGATCAAGGCAAACTTGATCCAGCAACTAGATGCACAGCAGCACACGATTCAGAGTAGCATCAATGGCAACCCCGGTGGCGAAGGCTATGTATTCGCCACATCTGAAGGTTTAATCAAGCTAGTGGATCGTGCAAGCTTCTCAGCAGCAAACTTCGCTAAAAACGATTAACAAATTCGTGGTATTTTTGCGTTCTGCATAAATATTTACATGAGGCCCTGAGCGGTCCATATAATTAAAGGAAATATATCATGGCATTAGGTCAAATTCGCGTTAATGGTAAAGCATCGTTTACCACAGTTTATGGTTACCAACCACTTATCGTTAAAGTTGCTAAGACAGGTGCTTTCACAGCATCTACTGGCGGCGCACCAGCTGAATTAGTATTCGGCGGTTACGAACACGCTATGCTTACAGTTATGCAATTCGCATCAATCGTATTCATGGGCGCACAAAACGACGACAGCTTCTGCGTTATCGTTGACGGCGCATCTGCTAACATCGAGCGTTTAACTGAAGCTTTCGTGGCTCAAGGCGCAACTGTAACAACGTCGTCCGTATTGAACGGTGACGGTACATTTACATTCGCTTAATTAGCAATAGTAAGTAATAAAGAGCCCTAGCAATAGGGCTTTTTTACGGTTGAAATAAGCTAAATATGTTACAGGAGAATATAATGGCAACAGGCACAATTAAAGCAAACGGCGACAGTACAGCGGTAGTAGCAACAGACATCGAGGGCAATGCAGACAATGCAGCCCGCATCGCTACTGGTATTATTGCTACAGGATTAACAGGTCACCCAACTGCATATAAGATCAATGGCATTACTGGTTTTGGGGCAACTAACTTAACTTTAGAAAGCGGCATCAATCGCACATCTGGTAACATCGGGTTAGTTGCGCAAATCTTAAATGTTATTCAACAACGTAATACAGTTACTATGTATCAAGTTGAATCGACATCTAGTCAATTGAGCGTATTAGTAGAAAGCAGTTCATGGGTAGACGCAGAATTGCAAGCATACATCCGCGCTAATGTAGGTGAAAATCAAGGCGTTTATGGCAACAGCTCTACTACAGGTGCTACTGTATCTTCGGTTAGTGGATTTAACCTAGCGTAATTAGCTCTGCTAAATATTAGCATGAGCGATGGATTACATTTTTATACAGGCATGACCCTAGTAGACATAACAGCTACTGGGGTTACTCGCTTTAGGCCCGAGGTTGAGTTCGAGCGCAATCAACAGCGTAACTGGGAAACTGTATTACAGGTTATAGGCTTGCGTACTCAGCCGTTGCACATCAACGGGCCAGTTTGCACAGAAGAGTACATGTCTGACTACAATGAATTTGGTGAGATGTATCAAGGTGTGCACAAAGTTTGGGTATGGACTTGGGCAGTGGACAGGGAAGACATATTCTTAGCCAATGGTCAAGACCATGCTTTGCTTGAGAAAGACTTCGAGCAAGTGCCGATTGTAAATGGACTAGATGAAACTGCCCGCTTCATGCTACCAATTTTCCATCCGTACGGCGCAATCAAGAATATCCACTTTGTTCCTGGCGCCATTAATCTTGACCATCTTGACAAGTTGCAGTAAACTAAATACACTATGATAAGTGAACTATTTAAGCCAACATATTTGTATATCAAGCAGCATTCTATTACTGGGCTAAAGTATTTTGGAAAGACAACACGGAAGAATCCATTTACTTATACAGGGTCCGGAATTCATTGGAAAAGACATATAGCTAAACACGAAGACGAAATAAAAACACTATGGTGTCAATTGTTTACTGACAAAGAATCTTTAGTCGAGTATGCGTTAAATTTTTCAAAAGAAAACAATATTGTAGAGTCAGCCGAATGGGCTAATTTATCTCCCGAGAATGGACTTGATGGTGCTGGTATAGGGCATAAAATGCCAGAGTCAGTTAAGGCAGCAATGGTAAAATTACACACCGGTAAAATAGTAAGCGAAGAATCCAGAGCTAAGATGTCTAAGTCTGCCAAATTGCGACCAGCTAATAGAGCGGGTGTTAAGTTGTCAGACGAGACTAAGTTAAAAATGTCCGAGTCTAGTAAAAAGAGAAATGATCACCAAACTGGCAGGAAAAGAATTGTGTCTGCTGAGACAAAATTAAAAATGTCTTTAGCCGCAAAAGGAAAACCTAAATCCGAGCAACACAAACTCGCAATTAGTGCTGCTAAGAAAAAGGAAATTCAATGAAGATCGTAGAAATAATGCAAGGTTTGCAATTGCAAATCACAAATGAAGAAGCAGACGTGCTGTGCCGATTTGAAGATATGTCTACGGTTCCAAAGAAAGAATTCAACGAACGTGAAGCATACGTGGCTAATCAATTAGTCAACAAGAATGTGCTACTAAGAAAAAATCAAGATGGCGAAATTATTTACCGCAAACGCTAAAAAGAAAAAACCCACAAAAGCTATGCCATCTGCCACGGATGTAGCAAGCATCACTGACCTTGCACACCAATATGTGCAGCACTGGGCGCGGGTAGAAGCACAAAAAATAGTTAAAGACGAACTAGTCATTCTCCCTACTAAATGGGGTATGCAAGTGGGCAAATATGCCTGCAAAGTTAAAGGTAAAGACTGGCAGGTATTCAACACATTTGAAGAGCTAATAGACGTGTTCACATGCAAGCAAAGCGCAGTGACATACTGTGTACTAGAGCAAACGAACCGATTTTTAATGGCTCGCGATTTACTGCGTCAAGACACGAGAATAAGTAAATTACAACAAGATAAAACTTATTACGCAAATAGGAAGATTAAAGCAGCTAAGTCCAATGATGGGCTTACGATGGATGTTTTAGACGCCAGAATGGCTGAAGCAGACAGTTTACTTAACCTTGCAGAACAAGATCTTGAAGAAACATTGAAAAAAGCTAAATACCTTAAAGGCATCTGGGAATAACCACTATGAGACTATCTGAAATGGGCGCAAAGCCAACAACAACGCAAATGACTAAAGTTATGGAAAGCCGTTTCGGCTTTGCTGTAGATTACAACAATCTAACTTTAAAGAAAGCTTACACAATGGCTCGCGCTATTAGCGAAAGCCTCGACAAAGTTAAGCGCACACACGGCGCACACAGCGTCGAGAAGAACCCTAAGTACATGGAAATGTTTATGGTTCGTGAATCTCTACATCGTTGGATGGTAGAGAACAAGAGCCAGTTCATCGCTGAGTCCGAAATGGCTAAGTCGCAAGCTATCCTTGCTGCTAAAGACATGGTTGACTCCATTCAAGACATGTTGGAAAAGATTTCCAAGATGCAAAACGAACAGCTACCAGCTCTATTAGACACAATCCGTGACCAACTGAGCACAGAGCAAGCCGAAGCATACAAGAGCGCAGTTTCCCCATTGCTACAAGAGTTGACACAAACACTTGGCGCTGGTCGCGAAACAGCAGACAGTGCAGCACGTGGTTTAGCTGGCGAACAAGTTGACCAGCCAATGGCCATGGGCGGTATGGAAGGCGGTGCCCCTGACTTAGGTCCAGGTATGGGCGGCGACATGAGTAGTGAAGCTGGTTCTGATTTAGACATGGGCGACGACTTCGGAGCAGTTGATGCTTCTGCTGGCGGCGCCGCTGAACTTGGCCGCGAGATGCGCTAACATGAGATTCTCAGAAATCATTGCAGAAGATGAATTTGACAGTCAGCCTGATGATATGGGCGACATGATCGAGGACGAAGCCGAGACTCGTGGTGACATGGTTCTAGCTACTGCACTAGAAGAATTAAAAAATCGTGCCAAAGGTCATTCTGTACCGCGTGTACGTGCAGACGCATTAGTTAATCTAGTTAAGCGTTTACCTGGCGGTGAGATGTTTAATGCAGCAGCACTAGAGGCTTCGCGCAAGAGTAACGAGACAATCAAGAACCTTATCGCTGATATCAAGGATGACGAGAACGGTGTTAAGTATGTGTACTTGACTACTGACGATGACGAAGCAACCGGCGGTGATGGCTTACCAGGTGCCGACGCTAATGCAGTAAAGAGTCAAAACACAGTTGACCAAATGGCATCCAGAGCAGCTGGCGGTTAATTAACCAAACTGAAATCGCATCGGCACAAGCTATTGCGATTTTTTCACGACTGTGCTACACTAAAACAACGGCAGAGTTCAATCCAATGAGGAAAAGGAATAACGTATGACTCTATTAGACAGGCAGCTAAACAATTAAACATCACTGAATATAAGGTACATAAATTAAATGATAACAAAAAAGTTTGAATATAAACAACTTACAAGGGCTACTATTGACGGTAGTCGAAAATATTTAACTCCCGAGGGTGAACAACTAGTTAGCGTAACTACCATTCTGGATCGTACTAAATCGGAAGAATCACGCAATGCACTTGCTAACTGGCGTAAGGCAGTGGGCGTTGCAAAAGCGCAAGAAATCACCACAGAAGCAGCAAATCGTGGCACTAGAATGCACAAATGGCTCGAAAACTACGTCTTAGATGAGACTGTTAAGATGCCGGGTACTAACCCCTACAGTAAGCAAAGTTGGGATATGGCGCAAAAGATTATTGAGAATGGCCTTGTGCACTGTACTGAATTTTGGGGAACTGAAGTACCACTTTACTTCTCAGGACTATACGCAGGTACCACTGACTTGGTTGGCGCCTGGAAGGGTAAACCAGCTATCATGGACTTTAAGCAGTCCAACAAAGTTAAGCAACGGGAATGGATCGACGACTATTTTGTCCAACTTGCAGCATACGCACTAGCACACAATGAGATGCATGGCACAGAGATTGAGACGGGTGTTGTTCTTATGTGCACTAAGGATTATCAGTATCTCGAGTTCGTGATCGAAGGCGATGAGTTCAAGCATTACACCGACGAATGGCTAAAACGAGTAGAGCAGTACTACAAAGTAAGCTAAATGCCAGTATTACTACCATATGAGAATAAAAGTATATACCCACCGACAACAAATGCAAGGGAAAACCTGGACCCTAGTAGATGGTAAGCGTGTTTGAGTAACTAAATAGTATATTAAGGAATAAAATATGGCGGTGCTACAAATTTCAAGAATTCAGCAGAGAAGGGGATTACAACAAGATTTACCACAACTTGCATCAGCTGAATTCGGCTGGAGCATTGATCAACGCCGATTATTCATTGGTAACGGATTACTGGGCGAGGGTGCACCAGTAGAAGGTGTGACTGAGATTTTAACTCAACACACTGACTTGATCGATGTTATCAAGTTCTACATATTTAAGGGCGAGGAAGGTGGTTTTACATCATTGACTGGCCCGTCGTTGTCTGCCCCCACGGTTCGTAGTCTACAGCACAAATTCGACGACTTTGTTTCTGTACGTGACTTTGGTGCTATCGGTGACGGAGTCACTAACGACATTGACTCTATCAATCGTGCTATTCAGAATATTTACGATTCTACACAAACAGACTCTAATCCACGTGCACGTAGGACAATATATTTTCCTGCAGGTACATATAACATAGGGGCGAGTGCGCTTAATCCGTACGGTGTTATTCTTGCACCTACATGGTTGCGTATTGTCGGGGAAGGTATCGACAGCACGAAAATTGTTCAAACAGATAGTAGCATGGATTATGTACTACGGTTTACAGATACTGCATTTAAGTATGGTGTTGACATAGGAGCAACACCGTTCATTACAATGCCGACGGATATTTGCATTGAGAATTTGTCACTACAACAAGCTAATAACAAAGATGTTGTGTTCATTGACAATGCAGTGAACGTAAACTTTAGATTGGTTAAGTTTGGCGGAGTCGCTGACTGGACAGTAACACCTTCTATTGCTTACGCAGGTGTCTCATTCGGGGCAGCAAAAGTTGAACCTACTAATGTCACATTTGAACTATGCAAATTTACAGACCTCGGGTAT